AGAGAAGATGGAAGTGCGGCAGCAAGATTAAATTTAGTTGCACCAAATGGATCTGATTATATTTCACTAGGATGCACATCAGGTCATAGTGGAATCACAACTTATACTTTCCCATCCACACCATTAAATAATAAATTATTATCCACAAATAATAATGGAAGTTTATCTTGGATAGACGAAATTGAATTTCTTGACGTTCAAAGAATTGTTATTGGAATTGCAACCTTTACCGATAATGTTGCATTTACTAGTACTACAGAATCCACAAGTTCTTCCACTGGTGCAGTAACAATTACAGGTGGTTTAGGAGTTGGTGGCACTTCATATTTTGGTTCAGACTTAAATGTAGTTGGAAATTTAGATGTAACTGGAACCGTATCATTTGGAAATGCTGGCGCAGAATTTTCTGGAATTACAACATTCTCAAACACAGAAGATAATACTTTAGGTGATCCAAATACGGGTGCTGTTCAAATTGATGGTGGTTTAGGTGTTGATAAGAATGTAACCATCGGTGCTGGTCTTTCAGTTACTGGGCAGTCGCACTTCATTGGAACCGCAACATTTTATGGTGGTCAAATTAATCTTGGGGATAGTGATACTGATGACATTGTAGTTTCAGGAGAATTTAAGTCAAATCTAATTCCAAGTGATGATGCAACATATGATATTGGAATAAATTCTAAGAGATGGAGAAATGCTTCATTTTCAGGAATTGGATCTTTTGATACTGGTATTGATGCAAATAATATCACAATAGGTCTTAGTTTTCCAAATGAGATCAATACTTCTACAGGAGATTTAGTTCTCCACTCTACGTCTGGAGTTGTTGAAGTTTCGAATCGTTTGAATGTTCTTGGTGATTTAGATGTAACTGGAGATGTTTCTATTGGTGGAACAACAATTACTATTCGTGGTGAAGATGTTTTCATTGAGAACAAAGATATTATTCTTGGATATACCACTTCAGTAACTCCAAATGATGACACTGCAAATCACGCAGGTGTTGCGATTGCATCTACGGAAGGAACTCCATTAGTATCATTTGCAGCAGCTGGTATCAACACTCTTCCAGATACTTATAAGCAAATGATGTGGTTCCGTAGTGGAACTCTTGGATTCTCAACTGATGCATTTGCCTTTAACTATGGTCTTGCGGTTGGAACCACTACAATGGAAGACGGTATCCGTCTTGCTGTTGGTTCTGGTATCACAATGAATGATGATACTATTGCTGCTACAAATGCAAGTTTTACTACCTTAAGTGTTACCAACCTCAATGGTAATATTACTGGTACTATTTCTACTGCAACTAGGGCAACTACTGTTGATACTATAGATGCTGGAAATAATAACTCAACTTATTATCTGACTTTTGTTGATTCAAATAACCCAAGCACAAATGCAGAGTTAGTCTATACTGATAGTAATATTTACTACAATCCAAATACTGATACTTTTACTACTCAAAATGCACTATTTAATGGTAATGTAGAAGTTATAGGATCAATTACAGGAACTGCTTCTACATCACAAACAGTTCACACAACAGGTGTTAGTGATTCTTCAACATATTATATGTTGTTTGCAGACGATTCTGCTGGGCAATCTGGTGAAACAATAAATGTAAGTGCAGGAGCATCATTTGTACCATCAACAAATACATTAAAGATTTCAACTTTACATTCTGGTGCAATTAAATCTGAATTTGGAGTAAATTCAATAACAATACAATCTTCCAGTGGAGATGTTGGAATATCTACCAATTTAACAGTAGATGGTTCTCTGGTAGTAAAAGGTTCAATCACTTCAGTAAATAGTGAAAATCTTAAAGTAAAAGATGCTTTAGTTGATTTTGGATTGGTAGATGATGGATCAGGAACTCTGGTTCCACCATCATCAGATGCCAACTTGGATATTGGTATATTATTAAATTATTATTCTGGAAGTGCAAAGAAAGCTGGTGTTTATTGGGATGATTCTGCAGATTCTGGAAATGGTAGAGTTGTAATTGCTTCAGATGTTACAGAAAGTAATGGTTTACTAACCGTTGGCACTTGGGGAACTCTTGAGACTGGCAATCTTTATTTGAATGGAAAAATTACAATTAATGATTGTTCTGGTGAGAGTGATCTTGTCACTTGCACAGGGTCAGAAAGATTCTTAAACAACATAACTATAGATGGTGGAGCATTTTAAAAATTAAAAATTAAACTATAAATAATGGTGGAGGAAACTCCACCTTTTTTTATAGTTTAGCAATATGAACGATATTGATTACAAAGCACTATTAAGTGCATATCAACAAAAATCTTTTGATCTTTTTAATCAAGTTGTAGCACTTGAATCTAGACTCACCAATTCAAATCAAATTATAGAGTCGTTAAGAAACACTGTGGGTAATTTGACTTTGGAACTTGAAAAAAAGACAAACGAACTTGAAAAGAAAAATAAGAGAACAAATAAAAATACAGAAGATTTTTCCAACTCTACTATTCAATAATGGCACAACCATCATCACGTCAAGGTTTAATTGATTATTGCTTAAGGAAATTGGGGTATCCAGTTTTAGAAATTAATGTTGAAGAAGATCAGATAGAAGATAGGGTAGATGATGCATTGCAATATTTCCAAGAAAGGCATTTTGATGGTATAGAAAGAGTTTTTTTAAAGCATAAATTAACTGGAACAGAAAAAGATTTAATAAAAAATGATCCTGCATATACAACTGGTTCATCAAATGCGGGCATAACAACAGCAATATTTGAAGAATCACAGAATTTTTTACCTTTACCAGATTCTATTATTGGGGTCAATAATATTTTCAAAATTGATTCCTCAACAATATCTAGTGGAATGTTTAATATAAAATATCAAATATTTCTAAATGATTTGTATTATTATGGTGCATTGGATTTATTGAATTATGCTATGGTAAAGACTTATTTGGAGGATATAAGTAGACTTATTACTCCAGATGTACAAATAAGATTTAATAAAAAACAGCATAGATTATATTTAGATGTGGATTGGAATCAAATACCACAAAATCAATATATTATTATTGATTGCTACAGAATAATTAATCCTAATGATTTTCCAAAAATTTATAATGACTTTTGGTTGAAAAAATATTTAACTGCTTTAATAAAAAGACAGTGGGGACAAAATATGATTAAATTTAATAATGTTCAACTTCCAGGCGGAATTACTTTAAATGGAAGGCAATTGTATGATGATGCAGAAAAAGAAATAGAAGAAATTGAAGCATCATTAAAAGCAGAATATGAACTACCACCATTAGATATGATAGGTTAATATGTCACCATTAAATCCATATTTTCTTCAAGGATCTGCATCAGAACAAAGACTCGTACAAGATTTGATTAATGAACAATTGAGAATGTACGGGCAAGATGTTGTCTACATGCCTAGAAAATTTATTGGAGAAAAAACTGTAATTAAAGAGAATATTTACACAAAATTTGATGATAGTTTTAGAATAGAAGCATACTTATCAAATTTTGATGGATTTGGTGGTCAAGGTGATATATTAACTAAATTTGGAGTAAGATCGACTGATGAAATAACTTTAATTATTTCCAGAGAAAGGTATGAAGACTTCATATCTCCATTTATATCTTCATCGGAGGATATAAAGGTTTCAACTAGACCAGAAGAAGGAGACTTAATTTATTTTCCATTAGATAATGCTTTGTTTGAAATAAAATATGTTGAAGGAAAAAGACCATTTTACCAATTAAATAATTTATATGTTTATGAATTAAAGTGTGAATTGTTCGAATATGAAGATGAAATTATAGATACATCGATAGATGAAGTAGATAGATCAGTGGAGAATTTTGGATATACAATTACATTGAATATGGTTGCTAATAATGCTTCACCACTTACCATCACCAATCCACCTTCCATAATACCAACAAATGCTGTAAGTTATATTGATTTAATAAATGATGGTTATAACTATTCTTCACCACCAAGAATAGTTATAGATCCACCACCTTCAGGAACACAAGCAGAAGCAATTGCAACATTGACAAAATTGCCTGGAAATTCATATGGTTCAATTGATAAAATTTTAATTTTAAATCCAGGTTCTGGTTACACCACACCACCGAATGTGAATATTATTTCTTCATCTGGATCTGGTGCTATTGCAACAGCAATAATAGATTCTGGAGTTCTTGAACCAATGCAAATTTCTAATGGTGGTCTTGGATACATAAAAGAACCAAATATAACAATATCATCTTCACCATCTGGAAGAACAGCAATCGCAACCGCAGTTATAAATTCTTCAGGTCGTGTCATATCAATTAGGTATATTGATGCAGGAAGTGGGTATATAAATGCATTTGCTAGAAATGTTTCTATAGAATCTCCAGTTGGAATTTCTTCTGGAAATTATATTTTCAATGAGCAAATATATGGACAAACTTCTGGAACCAAGGCATATGTGAAGAGGTGGGATTATACTACCAGAACATTAGAAGTTTCTGTAATTGATGGTAACTTTACTCCAGGTGAAGTAATTGTTGGTGTGGCAGCAAGTTACAAACTATCAACCACAAATAATATGGATGATTTCAATGATTCATATGCGGAGAATATTGTCATAGAGCAAGAAGCAGATCAAATTATAGATTTTACAGAAAGGAATCCATTTGGTGATTACTAAATAATTAATAGTAATCTAATTTGATTTAAAATGTTTGGAACATATAGTTATAATGAAATTATAAGAAAGACTATAATATCATTTGGAACTTTATTTAATAACTTGTATATTAAGCATCAGAATGAATCTGGAGATGATACTAGTCTAATAAAAGTTCCAATTTCTTATGGACCAATACAAAAATTTCTTGCTAGATTAGAGCAAAAACCAGATTTGAGAAATAGAGTAGCATTAACTTTACCAAGAATGTCATTTGAAATGACTAGTCTACAATATGATTCTTCCAGGAAGGTTTCTACGGTTCAAACATTCAAAGCAGTAAAAGGAAATGATTTAACAAAAGTTTATATGCCAGTTCCATATAACATTGGCATACAATTATCGGTTATGGCAAAATATAATGATGATGTACTACAAATTGTAGAGCAAATTCT